ATGCTGGAAGGTTGCTACTTCAGCCATAAGTATAAAGCACCTACGGCTGATGTAAATCCTGCCTCTACGCCAGCAGATGCTCGTTATCACGTTAAAGTGATCATCCATGATAACTGGATGGGTGGCGGAATTGAGCTACTTGGAAAGGGAGATACGTTTAGAGCTATAGCGAATGGCATAGCTACTGACTTAGGCTACAAGCCTCATGCCTTTACTCACATACCAGCTAGCAAAGAGAAGTTTAAGCGGATTCAATAATTACCCGATGGTGTTCTCACTTATGAGGATACCACGCGATCAATAGCCCCAGAAACTTGAGTGTCTGGGGCTTTGTTTTATGCTTCACATTCAACTTTCATCTGTCTTTTAGCTCTTATTTTTTCCGCTAGTTTATGTCCAATATTAATAAATGGTTTCTCAATAAAATTATAAGTTCCATATGAAACGCAAACAGTGGCCGCCACTAAACTAAATAGTATTACAGCACCATCACCATTTTTAAATAACCCTAATGGTGCTATATAAGAAAATGCCACCTTTTTAACGACAACATGATTTATATATAGTGAATATGACATTTCACCTAAATATATTAAAACCCTTGGGTATTCAATATTGAGGTTTTTTGACAGGACAAGAACTGACATCACAATTCCAACAGAACACCAACCCCATGATATCGGCCCAATGAACGTTGTAGCATGGGAAACCATAAATATTATTGAAATGGTCAATAAGACAAGAGCTAAAAAAGTATGGAAGTTATTCTGTTTTATATTTCCATCATAGTAAATATATAAGTAAGCTACACACATTCCAAGCACGAAATCAATGATTAATGGGCTTGAAACGAAAATAAAGTTAAACATAACTCCAGAAAAGTTATTTTTAACAGTTATAGGATTTAAAAACCAATCACCGTAGATAATCACTTGTGACGAATACATAACTAACAATATCAATGCAGAGCATATAATAAATCTATATTTGTGACTAAATAGAATTGCTATAGAAAAAACAAAATAAAAGTATGCCTCATACGTTAGAGTCCATGCTGAGTATATTGTACTCAACCCAAACCATGGTCCTTTATTATTATAATCTATTGGTATCAATAAATAGCTTTTAATTAGATTGGTAATTGTGAAAACTTCATCATGATATGACAAAAGATAAATCGTGAGAACGAAAAAGTACAACGGATAAAGCCTAAAAATTCTTTTTATAGCGAAATCTGAAAATGTATTTTTTTCTCTATTTCTTGATGCATATACAATAATAAAACCGCTAATAACAAAAAAAATGTCAACCCCAGCCTCTCCAAACATAAATAGTCGGTCGCCAAGATCTTTTATAGGGTATACGTCATTAATATAATGACGGAAATGAAACAATACCACTAAAAGCGCGGCCAACCCGCGAAGCACCTGTATTCCATCAAGTCTACTTTTATTCACTAAGAACCCAGCCTGTTTCACATTTTCTTGAGTTATAATGCCGCAACCAAAATTGGATGCGGCTAAGTCAACATTGTGCCTTTCTACTTGGTTACCTGCAACCTCTCCCTATAGATTATGCTTGCTCCGGAGGTCGTGACATTGGTCTGGTATACGATTTGCGTATCTGTTTGGCTAACTACTCCTAAACTCATGCTAGCAGTCTGAGTTGAGGAAACTACATGAGTATCAGAGCTAAGAATTTTGTATCCTGTCGGGGCGTCGAGATTAACTCTTCCGTCTCCGCCTGAAATTGCTTTTGTTGCAGTCGCGATGCGTTCGCAACCCCCTTTTCCAAGATACTTGAATCCAGAAGGGACAATAGCTTCATCTGTGTTCCTACAACCCATGGTATCTACTGCTGCGTAGTTATTCCGCGCCATTATAAGTTTTCCGGCAGACTCATTCATATACCCTCCCATGAGGTTAATCTTTGAAGTGCCGGAAAAATTATATAAGTATCTAGTATAAGTTGGGTCAGTTGTGATATTACTTCCAAAGTATCCTGGATTAAATAATGTTAGTGAGTTCCTCGCTCCATTAGTAAAGTAAAATGCCCTACCTGATGATCCAATTGTAGGTGTATTCCTTGACATAAGTGCGTCCATGGATGCTGTTGCGCCCTGCCCACCAGTTGTTGAATCATAAAAACAATCATTCAAAAAATATAAATTAGCCGTAAGCGCGCAGTCTTGGAACATTACCATATGGGTTCCTTCAAATGCCTCTATACCCATTTCAAAAGAAACATTACTGCATTGCTCGGTGGTTATTCCGCATGCCGTTTCTTCCGTCGTGACATATATTGGATAAGAGTAACGCACACCTTCGAACCAACCATTGAAGATTGAATAATAACTATGATTTAAATAGATAGGGAAGATGCACTGATCAATCTCTGCGCGGATATTTAAAGATGTGCATGTACCACCACCCGCATTTTCTGGTGATGACCGCCATGGATCAATATAAATACCCTTATGGCAACTAAGTATCCTTATAGTGCCAGTGGCACCCCAAATACTATAACCATAGAATCCATATTCTGCCCCATAGCAACAAACATCTATTACCATTTTAGTAGCAAAATTAGCATGAAAAGAAATAGACTGGGAATTCTTCACATTACTGCGGATCGCTGTTGTGAATCGGCACTGAAAACCTTTGAATACCACTTCCCTAACAAATTCATCTGCTGCCCCAGCAGCGCTTGAATTCATAACCCTTACAACACATAGTTGGCCAAATGCTGGCTTAACGGCTGGAATATCTCTTAAAAACACTGCTCCAAAATCAAACCCGCTCAGGACGTCACTTTCCCATTTGGACCCAATGCCTAATTCAAGATAATCAGAGCTGCCTAAATGGTATCTTACATATGATTTGCATTTCACCATGCAGCGACGACGGGCGTAATTATCAGCAGCCTGACATGCAGCCCAATCGATAGTCTGAGTTAACGCCGTCACGAATGGATAAACGGCTTGTGCCGCAGCAAGAGTTGAATAACGCTCGGAAAGTGGATGAACGGTGCCATCACCAATTGCGCCGAATTGCTCAGGGGTGACGTACTGGATCACCTGATCTAATGTTCCGCCTGCTGCCATGCCAATCATGCTTGAGCCGACTGAAGTGGCCAGCATTGTTTTTAACGCAGCATCCCCAATTCCTCCCCATGCATCAGGCCCCACTCCCCCCGTAGAGTCAGGGGTTGATCCGGCAGGTACCGTTTTTGGCAATGTTCCAGCCCAGCGGTAATACTCGCCATTTGATTCCCAAAGCAGTGCTTGGTTTGGCAGTGTCGGCGTAGCTCCATCTTCAAATGATTCAACCAATATCCAGCCAAAGCCACTAATGGCATCGAAAGCTAGCTTGCGTAAACCTTCAATCGTGTAATGCTTTCCGCCAAATCGGTCAATATATTGCAGGGCAAGCGAGGTAACGAATTCATCGATTTTTCCTGCGTTAAATTTCAGGTCACGGGCTGATTCACTTGGGACTGGCAGATTGGTTGGTGTAGTAGCCATAATTTTTCCATAAAAAAACCCAGCGCTATGGCTGGGTTATTGATAGTTGGTATTGGTTTAGACGTTGTAGTCTGGTTTCACGTCGAAATACTCGTCACAGGTCAGTGAGAACGTACCGTCAGAGTTAGGTTTCTTGTCTGATACTCGCCATCGCATGGCCTCCATTTCAGCAGTTGTGGCAATGACATAGCGGGATGGTGATTGAACGTTGTAGCCGTCGAAGATATTGAGTGTGATGTTCGGCACCGCGGCCGTAAATCCAAACGTGGTATCTGCTCGTGGGTATGCTCTGATTTTGTCCGTATAGTTGCCGATCGCGTCGGTTACCCTGACATACATGCCGCCAGCAAAGTTAATTTGCTCGCTCGTATCAAAGTTATTCCCGTTCCGCGCAACGATGTAACCGGCTTGCTGGTTTGTATCGTAAGTATCCGCGACAACAATCATTTCACCGGGTGAAACATACTCACCATCAGCCAGCGTCTTCATGTTCATGCGTGAGCTGATAAGCAGGTTATCGTCTGTCATGATGTCAAGAACGTCCATTTGGTCGATTTCTACCAGACGTCTCAAAACATAAGCCGCGTCGATGTTAACCTGCTCATTGCGTTGAGCTTTCAGTTGCGCGATGCTGTTCTGGATGTCAAGTTTTGACAACAGTTGGGCGGCGATGCGGTTTGCAGTCTTTTCGCTGTACCCCGCCCGAATAGCCGCTTGTGTGGCATTTAAATCGATGAGGTACTCGCGACAGAACATTTCTTGTTTGTCGGTGAGTGCCATAGCTTTCTCATTTAAAGAGGAATAATAACAATGAGGGAACACCTCCATGCTTTAGTAACTGCATATTCTGTTAGCGAATTCTTGCTGGCTCAGCATAGGAGTCAACTCGTACAGGTTAATAGTCATACCCGTGCTGTTAAGGAAAGAGCGACGCGCGTTGCATCAGTTACTTTTGAATTACTGGAAAAATGTAATTACAAGCCTTTTCTCTATGCTAATGACTATGTTGGCAATAAATTAGTCAGCTCGCTTCTTGAACCTCAACCATTATTTAATCGTGGTGATGTCTATTTCCATACAGTACATGGTGGCGGAATAGTCTTTGCTTTAGATGGTGATCTAAATTCCGCCCATCAATTAGAGGCGAACGGTGAAATTCTTAACTTTCAATCGAGTCGCTTTGAGGATGAGGAGGCATTCCAATACTTCTTAGATGACATTAAGCCATCTCTGGATGCGGTAATATCCCATCTTTCCGAGTAACCAGTACTCAACATTTGTTCTGTTCATTCTGAAATTACAATTGGATTGAACAGAATTTAACTCAACTCATCCGGCTGAATGTATGTCCATGATCCGTCATGTTCTGCAATAGCAAATAGACCGTTAACCAGTCTTGGCTCTTTGGTTGTCATGACGCCTTCGTATGTGGTTCTGTCTTTCTTTGTTGCTGTGACGTTGTACTTATCAGCCATAAGAGAACATTCCTCTGATTTGTGAGTATCCGCCCTTGGGCGCTATGTGAACTTATGCTGCAATATCGTGTGCTCTCAGTGAAAACACACTGTCTTGCTCCATGATTCTTCTACCACGGTTCATGTAGCCGCCATGAAAGCGAGTGGTAAGCGCTCGGCATTCGTCGTTATTGATGCCTCTGCACGCTCGCGGCTAGGAGAGGCGCCGGTTATGGCTAATACAGAGATGCTGCGACAACCATACGCAATAGGTAATAAAAAACCGCCCGTAGGCGGCGCAACTTAGCTTATTTCAGCTTCTTCTTTTCTCTTTCTTAATTCATAGGGGGAGGATGGGAAAGTTATGAAGCGATATGATTCCAGTGTGTCATCTTGTCCCTGAAGATATTTTCGTATTTTATTCATAAATTCGTGATAGCCAGGATCACCAGCACCTAGCGATAATCGCTCTGACAGCTCTGTAGCTAAATCTGCTGGCAGCCATAGGAAAGCCTCATTAGTCAACTTGCGAAGCTGTTTTCGGTCCCCAGGAATAGACACCCACTCAGCCATCAACTCAGCTATCAGAGCAGACTTCATTCTTAACTCATGCTGCCTTTTTTGCTTTTCTAAGATAGTTGCATTCGCTGTTTTTATTGTTTCAAGCATGACGTCATATTCATGCTTAACTGCATTCTGCACTGTACTTTGCAGCCATGTCTTTCCAATGAAAAGCATTAAAGGAAAAATGACTATCCAAGTAATCAGAGTTGCTATCCAACCTGCATCCATTTCAATTTACCTATCAAAAATTAGTCTTTATTTTATCGGCATAATATTTAAAAACTTTATGATAGTAAAATTGTTACCTGTAACTTTCAATTCTGCGAACTCCTTCCTTATCTAGATTGCACTGCCGTAGCGCAGAATAAAGCCTCGCGTTCAGTAGAAGGCTCCCCCATGACATTGAGTTCGGTACTTTAGGTTTTGGCGTTTCAGCAGTCAGATTAAAAGGTAGCGGGATCACCGGAGCTTGAACGTATACCCTCCGCGTATTCCCGCAGCCGCTTAACTGCATCAAGAGGAATAAGCCGACTAGCGCAATCGTCATTCGCAACAGCAGCTTTGATGTCATTCTCGGCTCTCTGTGACTCCAATGCGTCCTGAGCTTTTGCATTCTGGTTAGCCTCGGATATTTGGTTGAATAGAGTGACAGTGGTTAGGACGTTTTTAGTGATGGTCTCTACGCTCTTCTGGCTTGCATCCAGATCGCTAACTTTCTCGTTCAGCTTTCCGTTGTTGTGCCAGAGGACACCAATCCCTACAGCAAGCAATACCAGCAGGGTCAGCAATACAGTGGTTAACTTGCTCATCTCTGACTCCAAGTGCAAACCTCGTACTCAGCGTCGCGTCGATTCATCAGCCCTTTCCACTTCTTGCCACCGGCATAGACCCCATCGCTTTAGCTCATCACATGCTCCGGCATAGTCACCAGCGTTGAGCTTTTTAAGCATGGTGGACTTGATGAAGGCGTTAGCCCCAACGTTGTATGAGAATGAGTAGATGGCGGCGAGCTGCGTTTCGGTGGTTTTAACTTTAATGCTCGGATTGACCTGCTTGGCTATTAGCTCCAAGTCAACCTTGGTCAGCGCATCACACTCTGCATCTGAATATCGCTTATTGAGTATGATGCCTTTGCCAGTATGTCCATCGCAGACTGTAATGATTCCGACCACATCTTTGTAGGGAACGTACTCTCGCCCCTCCAATCCACCGTTACCGCTTAGCATTACCGTTGCGATTGCAATGGCCTCGCCACCAATAGCCGAAGCGATTTTATTTCTCAGGGATGGATTCATTACTCACCCCTTGAGGCTTTGCGCCTGTCTTCTTTTACCTTGAAGTAGAGATTCGTTAGAAACGTCAGGAGGCCAAATAGCAGACTTCCAAGAACGCCAAACGCTGCCCACTGTTCAGGTGAGAAGCCATCAAGGAGTTGTTTAAGCCAGAATAAGGTACTACCGCCTGACGCTCCGTAGGAAATACCAGTTGTGATTTTGCCCATACGTAGCATCGTCTCACCTCCCCGTAGGGTTAGGCGCTGTGTAATTAATTAGGGAATAGCGTCACCCGTATCCATGCCATGACAGAGGATGTGTATGAGTGCCGTTGGTCGGTTTTGGATGACGCTAAAGTTATTTTCAGGATGGCCTATAATAACAATTCATTAACTTATAGGAGGTGTATATGAAAGAAGTAAATACTGCATTAGAAGCCAAGAAAAGTGACCATGAGATTGCAGTCGAGGCCGTTCTAATCTCGCTAATCACAGCTGCTGCGAGAAATACAGACAAGACAAGATTGCTAAGTGAGATGCAGCACGCCATCACAGAACGACTAAGCACTAACAAAAATGCATTCAACACTGCATCTGAATTAATTTCGATTGCAAACAGCAAACTATAAATACAGCAAAGCCCTGAGTTAATAGCTCAGGGCTTTGAATTTGGATTGTGGGCTTCATCTCAAGGCGGCAATTGCCCCTGTGTGCGATGTTTACTTATTTCTTCGCTCCACAACTGTCATGAGCATTCCATCTTCAGTATTAACTCAAGAGCGGCAGGCCTACCTCTTGAATACTCATGCAGTTGTGCAGCACACCAAACGCTCCGGTTTACCCTTCTTCGCTGAGTGATGCGCTGAAAACTAAAAAGGCCAGCGATTAAGCCAGCCTTTTCTTTGTTACTGCGCTCTTTCGCTTTTGCTCCCGAGCATGCACTAAAATATACATTTTCATCTCCCGAAACCAAGAGAAATAGAAAATATTTTTACCTAAGCCACATTTAGAAACATTTCTTTCCCCATTACTCGTTTCATCGCGTAATACATTTCCTCTTCCAATATTTCTTCACACCAAATAACCCGCTTTCGGCAAAATTGAACATCTGCACCAGTGATGTATGAAATCATCCGAGCAATGTCTTGCGGGCATTTGCGGTCGCAATATCGTTTAATAGCTACATCGCGGATCGGACTTTCACGCCTGATTGCTTTCTTCATAACTGACTCAACAAAAGCGGCATCATCTGATTCTTTGGCGAGAGCGATGATGTTGCTTGCTGAGGCTGCTGGTATAACAATTTCACGGGACTTCTTAAACAACTCTTCTCCCCGATAACCTTGCTTGTGAAGACTGTTCACCACTTCAACTATCCGCTCTGATTGTGTTTCGCTCCACTCTGAACGAACCATTAAGCGCCCAATTACATTATCCCACGATGAGCATATTGGATATATGCCGTTTACCGGTATGGGATTTGGCTGATGAATCTTGTCTGCTGGCAATGTGGTGGGTGCCAACGATGCCAGTCGAAGCATTGAAGGTGGTCGATGCTTGGGGATTTAGATTGATGACTATGAAGGGATTCACCTGGCACAAAACAAATCGACGCAAAGGGAACAGTGCGATCGGCATGGGCCACATGACAAGAGCCAATAGCGAAGATTGTTTGTTTGCGGTTCGCGGCAAGTTGCCAGAGCGATTTAACGCAGCGATATGCCAGCATCAAACTTTCCACCACGCTGAACAGAGCGCTAAGCCCCCAGAGTTTCGCGATCTGCTTGTCAGCTTGCTAGGCGACGTGCCTCGCATTGAGCTATTTTCGCGTCATCAGGCCGAAGGTTGGCATTCGTGGGGTAATGAGGTCGGTTGCAATATCGAGTTCCAGCAAGGAGTGAAAGCGGCATGACATGACAGCAGAACAAGACAACGCGATCCGCAATGTTGCAAGGGCCCTTCTCACCGAACTCCGCAGCAAAAACAATTCTCAAACATACCGCCAGTTACTCGATAAGCATTCAGCAAAGATAGCTCCCCTCTGTGGCAGGTTTAAGCTGTGGATGGTGCTGTCTTGCTACTGCATGAAAGTGACGGATAAGGATAAATGATGAACGAGGAAATATTCACGCTTGAGGAGGCATGTTCATTCCTCAAAATTAGTTTGAATACCGGTTATGCATGGATTAAGTCAGGACGATTGCGTGCCGGGCGAACCGGCAGAAATGGAAAGAGTGGCGATTACCGCCTATTGAAATCAGATTGTATTGAATCAGTTCGCCCACGGATCAACAATCAAGCCGTGAATGCGGTTGGCGAACAGGATGAGGGTCTTGTATGTCAATCAAACAAAGAAACGGTGTCTACCACTGTGACTTCTTTACGCCTAGTGGGAAGAGAATTAGACAGTCTCTTGGGACAACGGACAAGCGGCAAGCAGAGGAGTTGCACGACAAACTAAAGGCAGAGATGTGGCGAACTGAGAAGCTGGGTGAAGCGCCAGTGAAGCTATTCGAAGAAGCCTGTTTACGCTGGCTGAATGAAAAGTCACATAAGCGATCGCTAGGTGCCGATAAATCAAAAATCGGCTTCTTTCTTCTTTATTTTCGCGGCATTCCGATCGGAGAAATAACTAACGACCGTATACAGGCCACCTTATCGAAAATGGAGAACCGGTCTCACCGTGCTAGATGGGAGAAACTACGTGACCGCCTGATGAGAGAGGGAAAGCCGGTTCCTGAATACAAATCAAAACCGGTAACGCAATCTACCATCTATTCTCATCAGGCATTCATGCGCTCTCTACTTCGTATAGCAGCTAATGAATGGGGATGGCTAAATTCGGTTCCAGTAGTAAAGGCCGAGTCACCGCGCGGCCGTCGAATTCGTTGGCTGACTAAAGATGAAGCTCGTCGTCTTCTCGATGAATTGCCAAGGCATTTCCGCAGCGTGGTAATTTTCGCTTTGGCTACTGGTCTACGCCGTTCCAATATCCTCAATATGGAATGGTCACAGATAGACATGCAGAGAAAAATGGCATGGATACATCCAGAAGACGCAAAAGCAGGCCGAGCAATTGGGGTGGCACTCAACGACACGGCCTGCTCTGTTCTTCGTGGTCAGATTGGCAAACATCACAGGTGGGTATTCGTACATGAGGATTCCTGTATTCGCCCCAACGGTGAAGTTGCTCCGAAGTTACGCAAAATGAGAGTTGATAGCAATAAGGCATGGCAATCGGCACTCAAGCGAGCGGGTATAGAAGACTTTCGCTTCCATGACCTCCGCCACACATGGGCAAGTTGGTTAGTTCAGTCTGGCGTTCCTATCTCTGCACTACAAGAAATGGGAGGGTGGGAGTCTGTAGAAATGGTTCGCAGATATGCACACCTGTCACCGAATCATCTAACGGAACACGCTAAGCAGATCGACGTTGTTTTTGGAGTTTACGGCACAAATACGACACAAGGGGAGATTGCGGAACTGAAAGAAGTGATGTAA